GATAATGTGCTATATGCTCAGGAGATATTATACCAATCAGGACTTAATTCAGATGAGATTATAAGAAAACTACAAGAGTTAAACATACCCAAAGACGCTGTTATAGTAGGAGATAGTGAAGACCCTGGTAAGATAAATGATATTTATATGGCGGGATACAACATTAAACCAGCCTATAAGAATAAAGGTTCAGTTATAAGAGGTATAAATGCAGTCAAAGTTAAAGAGATACATATTACTAATACCTCAATCAATATGATTAAGGAGCTACAATTCTATAGGTGGCAAAAGAATAAAGATGGGCAGACAATGGATATGCCAATCAAGGTCAAAGACCATATTATGGACGCTATGCGGTATTGTATAGATTATATGGAACTTGAAAAGGCAACAGATGGTAAGATATATAATAATAAACCATTTGGATTTTAATATATGAAGCAATATCCTCCTCAAAAAGACATAGACAGATTAGCTAAATATGATACCTACGAGAAGTTATTCGAAGGGAACCATAGAATAGCCTTTAGCAAAAGATTAGAGAAATATGACAGTCAATTTGCAGGGGATATGTCTCTTGTAAGATATGTGGTACTTCCCTATCCTAGAATTATTAGCACTATCTCAGCTGACCTTTTATTTGAGGAACAGCCAAAGATTGTGTTAGAAAATAAGACCAATCAAAACTTTGTAGACAAGTTATGGTATGAGAATAGTATGTGGACTACTTTATATGAGGAGGCTTTGGTTACAAGTTATAAAGGAGACTCTGTACTTAGAATATTAGCTGTAGATGGAGAGGTTAAGATAGATACAGTTAAACCAGATGTATATTTCCCAGTATATAATGACAATAATGTCAAAGCTCCAGTAAAAGAGCATGTACTTGCTTATATCCAAATGATTGATGAGAAGCAATACATTGTAGTAGAAACTTATAGAGTAGGAGAGATAGAAACACGGGTGTATGATTTTAAAGATGGTGTTATAGGTGGAGAATATAACTCTATGGATATGCTAGGGATAGAACCTATAGTAAAGACTAACTTAGAACAGGGTTTTAGCCTTATCCATCACATAAAAAACTGGGGAATGAGTGGTAAGTTTTGGGGGATTAGCGACTATGAGGACTTAATGGACTTATTTTTTGCTATAAATAACAGATTATCTAGAAACGAACATATTTTAGACAAACACGGTGATCCAATCTTAGCAGTACCTAAGGGAGTATTAGATAGCAACGGAAATGTCTCAAGACAGCAATTAGGAATGATAGAACTACCAGGCCACCCAATGACAGGTGAGGCAGATAAACCAGAGTATATTGTTTGGGATAGTAAACTAGAATCATCATTTGCACAGATAGATGTGTTATTAGAACAGTTATTTATTGCTGCACAATCATCCCCTACTTTGTTTGGACTTACTAAATATGGAGTAGCAGAATCAGGTAGAGCTTTGAAGTATAAGTTATTAAGAACTTTGTCATTGAAACACCGCAAACAGATGTACTGGGATAATGGACTTAAAGCACTTATAGAGTCTGCTATTGAATTTGCAAGAAATAACCAATTGACTAGTGATGGATTAAAACCAGCTGAGACTGAAGTACCTACAATCTACTGGCAAGATGGTATTATTATGGATGAATTAGAAATCTTACAAGCTGAACAAGCCAAATTAGACTATGATCTAACAACCAAGGAAGATGCAATCTCAAATATAGATGGTATTACTAGCAATGAAGCTCAAGATAAGCTAACTAGAATACAAACAGAGCTAGATGCTAAAAATAAAGCCAACCCGTTCTCAATAATTAACAGAGGAATAAATGGCGGAGACGAAGAAGAGGATTAGACCCGAAGGGATAGTCCAATCAGATATACAAGTTAAACTAGCCGAAGCTATTGTAAAAGAAGCTTATCTTGACCTTGCCACTTATGCAGATAGATTAGACAAAGGTACATTGTCGGCTAAATCTAGAGCTATTAAAAATATAGCAGATAAGTATAATCTACAGCTAGAGGCCTGGGCTAACATAACTATCCCCTCTCTATATTATGAAGGAATGAACAATGCAGTTAATGCCTCAATCAAAGGTGGGCAAGTGTATGAGTTTAACCAATCATTTGTCAGCTTACATCAGGAAGCATTAGATGCCCTTATATCTCAAAGCTATACATATACCAGCAAGATAGCTCAAGGGATACAAGACACTGGGACTAGAGCCTTAACATTTGCCGAGCAAGAAAAGATAAAAGCTGAGATAGGTAAAGGATTAGTCACAGGAGCTGACCAGAATGCTATAGCTAAAGGAGTGGCTAGTGTGTTAAAGCAATCTCAAGCTACAGCAGTTGTGTCTGTATCAGGTAGAAGACAGGGGATTGACACTTATGCTTCTAGTGTAGCCAGAAGTATCCTTACAGACGCTCAATGGCAGGGGACAAGTAATACAATCATTGAAGAGGGATATGACCTAGTGCAAGTCTCAGACCATTTTGGAGAATGTGCTTTATGCCGACCATATGAGAATGAGGTGCTATCCCTAACAGGTAGAACTAGAGGATATACTACATTAGCAGAGGCTACTTCTAATGGACTTAAACATGTAAACTGTAGACACTCAATCTCACCATTTACAGAAGGATTAGCAGAGGTAAGCAAGGTATGGGATACCGAAACCCAGAGTTATCAGCCTAAAGAAAATGTTAAGTCTCAGAACCTAACTACTAACAGCCCTAAGTCTATTTTAAGAGCCTATGAGCAGTTTACAACTAAAATAGGAATAAAAGATTATAATATAGTCAACGAAGCTATCAAGAATAAAGATGTAAAAACTATCCAAGAAGTCAAAAAAAGGACTAAAGACGAGAGATTAAAAGAAAGCCTAGACATACTATCCGATTATATAGAAAAATAGGCAACAGATGGTAGTATAACCTTAACGGATCATCCACGATACGGATGTTATCAACATAATTTGCATAAACATGGCAGAGGATACAACCCCGCTGGAGAGCGAAATCACTCAAGATACAACTACTGACACACCTGTAGAAGATACAAAACAAGAAATCCAAATTCCAAAATCAAGGTTTGACGAAGTTAATAAGAAATACAAAGAAACTGCAGCTAGGCTAGCAGAATTCGAAACTAAAATCGCCGAGGAACAAGGTAACTGGAAACAAATTGCAGAAACCCGAGAACAGGAGCTAAAGGATGTACAAAATAGGTACAGACAAAGCAATCTTGAAAAATCTCTAATACAGGAAGCAGTAAAGTATAATCCTCACGACTTAAAAGCAGTTATGAAGTTTATAGAAACTGATAATGTGACTGATGGGACTGGTGAGGTTAACATCACAGGGCTTACATCAGAACTTTCTCGTATCAAGACCGAAATGCCCTATCTTTTCAAAGCTGATACAACTAGCAACGCTGGGAACGCTAACGGGGGAAACTCCTCAAGCTCAACTGGTGTTATATTTAAAGAATCACAATTGACAGACTCTGACTTTGTGGCTAAGAATATAACAGCTATTGCTGACGCTAAGAAAGAAGGACGAATATTAATAGGACAATAAATTAAACTACCAATATGGCCAATGAAATAACAAAGTCATTACTTGACTCATTCATCCCTACTGTAGCCGCTGCTACAGCTATGGAGACCTTAAAAGCAAATAGAGGAATTTCTCGATTTGTTAATACTGATTTTTCAAACGATGTTAGAGCTTTTGGAGAAGCTGTAAAAGTTGGTTTCTTAGGAGATTTAGGAAGAGCTGATACTAAAGTAGAAGGTTCTAACTATGCTTTAACAGGACCTGCTGACAGCGATGTAACAGTAACTCTTAACCAACACAAGCACAAGACTGTTCTTATTACAGATGTAGGAAGAGCATTATCTCGACCAGATGTACTACAAGGATATATCGACGAAGCTATTAATTCAGTATTAGAAGAAGTAGATATTTCTGTTGCTTCTCTTGGAGCATCTTTAACACATTCAGTTACTCCTACTTCTAATGCATATCAGGATTTAGTAGATCTTAGAAAAACTTTAGTTAAAAACAAAGCTCCTCTTTCTGGACCTTTTATCTTTACATTAAATGAAGATGTATATGCTAGTTTGTTAAAAGATAGCAATATTAGCAAAGCTTTAGAATTTGGAAACTCAATGCCAGTACAGGATGCTATGATTCCTAAAGTAGCTGGATTAGGATTGTTTGAAACCCAATTAATTCAATCTGCAGGAAGCCCAGTTACAAAACAAAATATGGCTTTCCACAGAGATGCTTTTGCAATTGCTGTAAGACCACTTCCAACTGATGGAAATGGACTTGGAGTAAAACAAGGAGTTTACAATGACCCAGCAACAGGTCTATCTCTAAGATTGACTATGGGATATGATGCTTCACAAGGAGGAATGTTCGCAAGAGCTGAAATCCTTTATGGTGTTGCTATAATGAGACAAGGATTAGCAGTAGCTTATAGAACAGTTTAATCTATAACCCTACTCACCCGCTATTAAGAGCTTGAAATATAGCTCTTTTTAGTTTATAATTAGAATGTAATAGATAATTATATCAAGTATGAAAATCACTAAACAAGTAGACAGCTTATATAGCTGGGTAGACAAAAACAATGCTAAAATAAATAAAGAAATTAAATATTATGAATTATTGTTAGCTGGAGTATTAGGTTCATCCCCAAAAAAATGTTTAGATTATTGTTTTAAAATACGAGCATTAAGAAATAAGTTAATATGAAATCAATATACTATGCCACGCCACCATTAAAGACTAAAATAGGTGGTTTTGGCAATGTAGCTAACACTTGGTATAGAATTAACCAAGAAGATAAAGAAATAGCCTTAGAACTAGAAAATAAAGGGCAAGATGTAGGTTTCTTATACTATCAACCACCCCAAGTGCCAATGTTAGATGGGTGTAAAAAGAAAATAGGATATTTTATGTTTGAGTCTACTAAATGTCCACCTGATTGGGAAGATTATATCAGACAATTAGATTTACTTATAACACCTAGCAAGTTTGCAAGAGATATATTTTATAATCAATTTGGAATAGATAGTCTAGTTATCCCACACGGAATAGACACAGATTTATATACCTATAAACCGCGACCAGAAAATAGAGTGTTTAAGTTCCTCCATTACAATGCTTTTGACTTTAGAAAAGGTTTTGATGTGGTTGTAGATGCTTTTACTCAAGAGTTTCATCAGGAAGAATGGGTAAAGTTAACAGTAAAAGGAGTTGGTGGCAATAACTACCCTTATATGAACTTAAATATAGAGTCTATTATAGAAGATTACACCCCAGAGCAGTTAGTAGATTTATTAGCTAGTCACGATTGTTTTGTGTTCCCGTCCAGAGGTGAAGGGTTTGGGATGACACCGCTTGAAGCTATGAATGTAGGTTTACCAGTTATAATTCCTAATGCACACGGGATAGCTGAGTATTTTGATGATAGATATTGCTATGAGATAGGCTGTGATATGAGTAAAGCGGTATATTATAGAGATGATTATGACCAGCACGATTTAGGGTTGTGGTATGAGCCTAGAGTGTTATCCCTAA